GACGGGAACGACCACATCTCGCGGGTACGGATCGTCTCACCAGTCAGAGCGCGAACGGCGCCTCCAGCGTTACAGGCCCGGCGATCTGTGCGCCCACTGCGACCAGCCGATGACCTGGTGGCCGCTCGCCGTGGCACGCCGGTTCATCGACCTGCCCCACAACGCCGACCGCACCGGCTACCTGTCCGGCCTGGCGCACCGCTACTGCAACCGGCGAGACGGCGCGGTACGCGGTAACAGGATGCGCGCGAGGTCACCCGTCCGCGCCGTCCCGCTGCCGCTGCGCACCTCACGGCGGTGGTGACAGGCCGACCATCCCGCGTCGCATCTTCGCAGGTCACAGGGTAGGGGGGCGGGGTCGCGACGGGCAGATGACCGGTCATGACTGCCGCAGTCATCTCGATTTACTTACAGCGCTGACCTGCGGAAACGTCACGGCTGGCGGAGACCTGGGAGCGCGGTTGAGGACGACGAACCGAGGCCAGCTTGAGCAGACGCTGAAGGAGCTGCGCCGCCTGGGCCGCATCGAGAAGGTCGACGCCGCGGCCGTGCAGGCGCTGCGCTCGATGGCGTTCGCGCTTGACGCGGACCCGTCGAACGCGGCGCTGTGGCGGCAGTACCGGGAGGCGCTGAGGGAGCTGACGGCGGATGACGGTGACGGCCCTGCCGACGCGGCTCTTGCCGAGCTGTTCGCCGAAGTGGGTGACGCGCCGCCGTCCTGAGCGGGATTCGTTCGGCGGTGAGCTGGCGTCGGTTGCGGGCAAGCTCGGGCAGCCGTTCATGCCGTGGCAGCGCGACGCCGCGATGGTCGGATGCGAGATCGACGGGCGGACCGGCCTTCCGGCTTACCGCAAGGTGCTCATCACGGTGCCGCGGCAGCAGGGGAAGACGACGCTGTACCTGTCGTGGCAGATCAGCCGGTGCCTGTCGCCGAGGTGGGCGCAGCCGCAGCGGTCGGCGTTCACCGCGCAGTCGGGCAAGGACGCGCGGGATAAGTGGATGGATGAGCTGTTCCCGCTGATCCGCCGGTCCCGGGCGCTGAAGCCGCTGGTGTCCCGGATCTACGAGGGCATGGGGAACGAGTACATCAAGTTCACGAACGGGTCGCTGATCCGGCTGCTGTCCACGTCGGCGTCGTCGGGGCATTCCAAGACGCTGCACCAGGCGGTGCTGGATGAGATCTGGCATGACGCGGACAGCCGCCGGGAGCAGGGCCTGGGGCCGTCCATGCTGACGATCGCCGATGCGCAGGTGCTGATGTGCTCGACGGCCGGGACGGCCGCGTCGGTGGTCCTGGACCGGTACGTGGAGCTCGGGCGCGCGGCCGCCGGGGCGGATTCCGGGAACGGCATCGCCTACGTCGAGTATTCGGCGCCGGACGGGTGGGATCCGGCGGATGAGGATTCGTATTTCGGGTTCATGCCGGCGTTGTGCCCGGCCCCTCCGTGCCGCTGCGGGCGGGGGAAGTGGCGGCACACGATCACGATGGACGCGATCCGCAGTGAGCGGGCCTCGATGGAGCCGGCTGAGTTCGCCCGCGCGTATGGCAACATCCCGGACCGGTCGGGGCAGCGGGTGAGCATGGCGTCGGGCGGGTGGGCGTCCTGCGCTGACCCGCGGTCGCGTATCGAGGGGCCGGTGGCGCTGGCGTTCGCGGTGGCGTCCGATGAGTCGCCGTGGCCGGGCTCCTCGTCGATCGCGGTGGCGGGCCGACGCGCTGACGGCCTGGGCCACGGCGAGCTGACGGAGCCGCCGCGCCCGGGGACGGCGGGGCTGGTGGACCGGCTCGTGGAACTGGCGGACCGCCACGATCCGTGCGTGCTGGTGATGAACGGGGCCGGCGCGGCGGCGGCGTTCGAGAAGGAGCTGATCGAGCGCGGGTTCGCCGTGGTGCCGGCGGGCAAGGACCCGCCGCCGGGGAAGCGGCGGCTGCAGGTCGTGGGCGCGCGCGAATATGCCCAGGCGTGCGGCGCGCTGGTGCAGGACGTGGCGAATGACCGGTGGCGGCACCTGGGCCAGGAGCCGCTCGACACGGCGGTCAGGGAGGCGCGGACGCGCCCGCTGTCCGACGCCTGGGCGTGGTCGTGGAGGGGCGCCAAGGCCGATACCAGCCCGATTGAGGCGCTGACGCTTGCTCGCCATGGCCACGCGAGCCATGGAGTGAGTCCGCCGACGCCATTCTTCGCGAGCTGGCGTTAGGTGAGGTGAGGAGCGGGATGGCACGGACTGGGGCGGGCGGGACAGGCGGGGATTGGCATGGGACGGGCAGGCGCGGCGCGGGGTGGCCAGGGCTGGCGAGGGCTGGGTCGTTTAGTCTTCGACGACCTCGCCGGTGAGCGTCGGCGGTATCCCGGCGCGGCGTTCCAGTTCGGTCAGCCTCTTCTCAGCTTCGGACTGCCATTGTTCCTGGTAGCGGAGCCGGTTTTCGTTGTCGCATAGCACGAGGTAGACCTTGTGCGCCCAGTCGCGTTGCCCGGGTGTCATGTCGTTGAGCGGCGCGGCGCGCATGAGGTCCACGGCGTTGGTCATCTTCCGCCGGGCCTGGACCTGGTAGGCCATCGCGGCGGGCGCGTAGTCGGCTGGGCGCAGGACCCGGTAGCCAGTGCCGCGCATGTTGCCGAGGATGCGGGACGTGTTCTCCCTGGTGAACTGCTGGTTGCAGCGGCGGACGGCGCGGTGGGCGCGTGCCCGGTCGTCGGTGTCGAGCAGTTTGGCGATGTCGTCGAAGGTGAGGTCTGCGCCGTAGGCGAGCTCGGCGGCGTGGTCGTGGATGACGCGCCATTCGGCGCGGCCGTCTGGCCGGCGGGGCGAGAACAGGTCCGTCATTGTCTGCTCCGGATGTGAGGAAAGGTGAGGGGCGGACTGGCCTGGCATGGGCCGGGCCGGCCGGGGGCGGGGGGGCTCGGCGAGGCGCGGGGCGGGCCGGCGCGGGCAGGAATGGTCAGGACGTCTGGACTAGGGCGTCGTAACGCCCGTAGCCCTGCTTGCGGGACGCGCCGATGCCGACCAGCCGCCCGGCACGCTCGGCGATCTCGGTGAGCTGAGACACGCTGAGTTCCTTCTCGTCCAGCTCAAACGGGACCTTCAGCGCCCATTCGTGGAAGATCGGCCAGGTCGTGGGTGATGCTCCCCCCTGGCTGCTGCGGATCATCCTGGTGAGCTTGTAGTGCCCGTCGTCCCACAGTTCCTGGGGTTTGCGCGGCCCGTCGTAGATCAGCGGCACGGCCGCGACGGCGAGCATGATGGCGCGCTTGGCGCGTGGTGCCTGCCGGGTGATCTTGGCGGCCTCGATGAGGGACTGGCGCATGTTCTCGGCCGGGATGCCGATGCCGTCGATCTCGGGCAGGTCGTAGAACGCGCCCATGAAGAACGCGTACTCCATGTCGTCGAGCCATTTGTCGGTGCGGTTCTTGCTGGGGATGCCGCGCAGTTCGGCCATCCTGCGGTACCAGGGGTTGCGCGGGTTGGCCATGTCGACGTTCTGCGGGGTGAACGGCTTGACGCCGATCGCTTTGACGGTGATCTGCACTTGGGGCTCCTGAGTGAGGTGAGGGTCGGTCTGGCATGGGCGGGCGAGGGCGGGCGCGGCGGGGCCTGGGGCGGTCCGGATCGGCGCGGGCCGGGACGGCTCGGGATGGCAGGGGACGGGACGGCACGTACCGCGAAGTCTACCCCGTCATCAGGAGAAGAGTGCCCGTATTCGGTGATTATCGGTACCGGCAAGTGGAGACAAGCGGAGACGGGCAGGCATCGTGACCACCTTGACTGAGCGCGTGCCGCTGGACCGCATCGAGCGGCGGGCCCGGCAGGCGCATCCCGGCCGCGTGCTGCTGACGGTGATCGCCGCGGTCCTGTTCGCCCTCGGCTGGGCGACGTACAAGACATGCGCGATCGCATGGCTGGCGGCGGCCTGGGCCGGCTCCGCGGTCATCGAAGGCTGGCAGACGGCGAAGGCCGGGCAGCGAGCACCCTAAAACGGTCGAGGGAGGCCACCTGTGGGCGTCCTTGACCGGGTCAATGCCCGCGCCGGCCGCCGCGGCCGCGACGAGCAGCGGTACAGCATCGACACGTGGATCAGCGACTACCTGATCCCGTCGGCCGGGTCGTTCACCTACGGCAACACGAGCTACCCGTTCGGGTCGGGGCTGCCGGGCAGCCTGGCGGGGAACCGGGCGGCGGAGATCGCGAATAGCCTGCCGGGGTACCGGGTGGCGCTGCAGGCGTGCCCGCCGGCGTTCGCGGCGCAGATGGTCCGCGCCCTGGTGCTGTCCCAGGCCAGGTTCACGTTCCGGAACCCGCCGTGGCACCGGGCGACGCCCCGGCGCACGTTCGGGAACCCTGACCTGGCGCTGCTCGAGCGGCCGTGGGGCGGCTCGTCCACGACGGGCGACCTGATATCGCGGATGGAGTGGCACGCCGGGCTGGCGGGCAACGCGTACGCTCTGCGGCAGCCGGGCAGGCTGCGGCTGCTGCGCCCCGACTGGACCGCGATCATCTACGGGTCGGAGCTGGAGCCGGAGTGGCCGTCTGGCGAGCTGGACGCGGAACTGCTCGGCTACGTCTACGCCAACCGGGGCATCGGCACCGGGCAGCCCCACTTCCTGCTGCCGAAAGACGTGGCGCACTGGGCGCCGCTCCCGGATCCGGAGATGACGGGCCTGGGCATGTCGTGGCTGACCCCGGCGATCCGGGAGATGCAGGGCGACCGGCTGGCATCCGAACACAAGATCAGGTTCTTCGAGCAAGGGGCCACCCCGAACCTGGTGGTGAAGGGAATACCGGCGATAGACCGGAACGATTTCCTGCAGCTGGTGGCGGACATGGAGGAGCAGCACGCGGGTGTCGCCAACGCTTACAGGACGCTTTACCTGACCGGCGCAGCGGACGCGACAGTAATTGGCTCGAATCTCGCTGAGCTGGACCTGAAGGCGGTGCAGGGCGCGAACGAGACGCGGCTGTCGGTGCTGTCGCGGGTGCCGGCGGCGCTGCTGGGGATCAGCGAGGGCCTGGCCGGATCATCGTTGAACGCGGGGAATTTCGGGATGGCGCGGCGGATGTTCGCGGACACCTGGGTGTACCCGGTGCTGCAGGACCTGGCGAACTCGCTGGCGGCGGTGGTGACGGTCCCGGCCGACGCGGAGCTGTGGTTCGACACGGCGGACATGCCGATCCTGCGGGAGGACGCCAAGGACGCCGCCGACATCGAGGCGGTGAAGGCCGTGACGATCTGCGGTTATGTCAAAGAAGGTTTCACTGCTGAGAGCGCGGTGGCGGCGGTCCGGGGCCAGGACGTGTCGCTGCTCAAGCACGGGGGCCTTCTCAGCGTCCAGCTCCAAAAGCCAGGTTCGGCGGCGCTGCAGCAGTCGCCGAACGGCGGAGCGACCGCTGGAAACGGCGCGGCAGCGGCGGACGCAGGCGCCAGTCAGCCAGCAACCGGGGGCCCTTAGTAAGGTTGCACGTCACGCACGCAGGCAGCAGGTTGCCTATGGAGTGCCTGCCGCCACGGCATAGCGGGATGACGTGATCGAAATGCCGGTAGGGCCGGGTGCCGCAATAGGCGCATAGTCCCCGGTAGCGATGGACCAGCCGGATGAGGTCGCGACCGGTGACCCGGCAGATGTCCGCAGATTGCCGGGCTGCCTTGCGCCGTAGGTTGTTCGCGGCCTGTTTTTCGGGGTTGCGTTTCCGCCAGGTGGCCAGGTAGGCGCTGCGGGCAGTCCGGTTGGCCTTGTGGTCTTCGAGCTGGACTGCGTAGCGGCATTCGTGCGAGCAGAACCGCACCGCGTCTGGCTTGCTCTTGTAGGGGCGCGGGAACGTGGCCCCGCATCGCTGGCAGGTCAACTGGCCGGGGAGTTCAAGTGTCCCGGCCTGGGCTCGCTGGTAGTGCATGCTGCAGAACCCTTTGGCCACGTGCTTTCTGCTGCAGCCTTCAGCGGTGCACAGGCCGGTCTCGCTGTAGGTGAAGGCACCGGGATTGCTGACATCGCCGTGTCGTTCGAGGCGGATGCCGTGCATTGAGCACAGGCCGTGGGAGTTGTGCTTGCGCGTGCATCCGTCGGCAGAGCATCCGCGCGTAGGTTGGGCCATGGTCATCGCCTCCACTTAGGGGATGGCCTGGCCCCGGTGTGTTCGCTGCACGCCGGGGCCGCTGTATGTCGGTATTTTACCAGGTCAGCAGCAATCCGACCTGAAATACGGAGGCGCGTTATGGCCGAGATCGGCAGTGTCCGGGCCGCCGCGAAGAAGCCTTACGGTGACGTTTCCTACGCCGATCCCGGTTATCTGGACGCGGACGGCAACCAGGCCAGCAAGTCCGGGAAGCCCGGCGTCAAGCGGTACCCGCTGACGGCGGACAAGGTGAAGGCCGCGTGGTCCTACATCAACCAGGCGAAGAACGCGGGCCAGTACACCCCTGAGCAGCTCAAGGCGATCAAGGGGCGGATAAAGGCGGCCATGGCCAAGCACGGGCACAGTGTCAGCGAGGGCAACAGCGCCGACCCCGGCGGCGAGGAGCGGCCCGCCCGGCGGCCCGGCGGCGACGACATGCTGATCCGGTCGGTGCCGTTCGAGGTCACCCGCGCCGACAGCACCGGGGACGGCCTGACGCTGGAGGGGTACGCGGCGGTTTTCAACCGCAGGGCCACCATCGCCGACTACCAGGGCGACTTCGAGGAGCAGATCGCGCCCGGCGCGTTCACCGAGTCGCTGGCGAAGCGGACCCCCGTGCTGATGTTCGAGCACGGCCGGCACCCGCTGATCGGGACCATGCCGCTCGGCCGCATCGACGACGCGCACGAGGACCAGCGGGGCCTGTTCATCTCCGCGCGGCTGTCCGATAACTGGCTGATCCAGCCGGTGCGGGACGCGGTCCGGGACCGGGCCGTGGACGGCATGTCGTTCCGGTTCACGCCGCCCGGCGATGATGACCAGCGGTGGACGAAGCGGTCCGGGAAGCCGGACCTGCGGACCCTGCTGCGGCTGAACTGCCCCGAGCTGGGGCCGGTGGTGTTCCCGGCCTACGAGCCGACGACCGCGGCGGTCAGGTCGCTGCTGGACGGGCTCGATCTCGATGAGGACTTCACCGGGCGGGACGGCGCGCGGAGCGCCCCCGGCGGCGAGAAGCAAGATGACGTGCAGCCAGGAAACGGCGGGACGTCGCCAGCCACCATCAGAGCGGCCCAGCGGGACCGCGCCTGGCGCATGAGGAGACAACCGTATGCCTGACACCGAACAGCACGAAGAGTTCATGCCTGAGAGCATGGACGACCTGCGCGGCCGCACCCCCGACGAGCTCCGCAAGATGGCGGAGGTCCTCGACGCGCACCTGAAGGCGCTGCACCAGACCGACGAGGGCGAGCTGCGCGACCTGACCGACGACGAGGAGTCCGCGTTCAACCTCGGGATGCAGCTCCGCACCGAGATCCTGGACCGGCTCGACAAGCACACCAAGATCGCCGATGTGTTCCGGCGGCGGCCCGCCGTCGTGCAGCAGGCCTACGCGAACATCCGGTACGGCCTCGACGACCCCGCCGGCGACACCCGCCGCCTCACCAACCCCGAGGCCCGGGACAAGGCGCTGCGGATCCTGGACTCCCGCGACGCCGCCGACCTGTCCGACGCGCAGAAGACCCAGGTGGAGAAGCAGCTCCGCCGCGACACCATCACCGCCCGCCGGATCCTCGTCACCGAGAACGAGGACTACCGGACGGCGTGGATGAAGATGGTCACCGACGTCCACCCGGTCCTGACGCCGGAGGAGAACCGGGCGGTCCAGGCCTGGTACGAGTTCCGCGCCCTGGGTGACTGGACGACCACGGCGGGCGGGTTCGGGATCCCCGTGTTCATCGACCCGTCGATCATCCTGACAGCGCAGGAGTCGGGGAACCCGTTCCTGTCGATCGCCAAGCAAGTCACCGTGAATACCAATCAATGGAAGGGCGTGTCCAGCGCGGGTGTTACCTGGGCGTTCCAGACTGAGGCCGCGGCGGCGACGGACAACTCGCCGACCCTGGCGCAGCCGACCGTGCTGGTGCACATGGCCCGCGGGTTCATCCCCTACTCGATCGAAGTGGGCATGGATTACCCGGGGTTCGCGTCGGAGATGTCGACGCTGCTGGCGCAGGGGTATGACGAGCTGCTGGTGAACAAGTTCACCATCGGGTCGGGCACGAGTGAGCCGAAGGGCATCCTGACGGCCATCTCGGCGGTGTCCGGTGACCGGGTGAAGCTCGCCAGCGGCACCGGGCTTCTCACCGCCGCGGACCCGTACAACGTATGGAAGGCGCTGCCCCAAAAGTACCGGCGGAACGCGTCCTGGCTGATGTCGATCGGGGTGAACAACGGGATCCGGCAGCTCGGCACGGCGAACGTTTTTCACGGGTACACCGTCAACCTGCCGGAGGGCTGGGCGGACCAGCTGTTCAACAAGCCGGTCTACGAGTCGGCGTACATGCCCGACAGCACCACGTGGACGACCACCGCCGAGGGCCAGGCCGTCGTCGGGGACTTCAGCAACTTCGTCATCGCGAGAAATGGCGGGATGAGCGTTGAGTTGATTCCTCAGCTCTTTCAGCAGGTTACCGCTGGCGCTGGCGGCGGCCCGGCCGTGCCAACCGGCCAAAGAGGCTGGTTCGCTTACGCGAGGATCGGTAGCGATTCCAGCAATACGGCCGGCTTCCGCCTCCTGGTGGCGAACTCCTGATGGCTGACCAGAAGGCCGACCCGAAGCCGCAGCCGAAGAAGGAACCAGCACCGCCGCCGCCGGTGCTGGGCAGCGCCGCGGCGTCGACTGACCCGGTGGTGCAGAACCTCCTCGCGCACCGGGCCATCGCCGTCAGCAACGGCGACGCCGCCGCTGTCGCCGCCGTGAACGCGAAACTGGCGGACCTCGGCGTCGAGTAGGGGGAGGGCGGGGCCTTGGCCGTCTACCAGCCCGCGGGCGATTCGTGCAGCGCGGTGATCCAGACCCTGATGGCGCAGTGGCTGATCTTCACCGAGAACGGGCAGACGGCCCTGGCCGCCGCGGCGGAGGTGCAGCTGAACGCGCTGGGCGCGTCGATGACCGGCGCCTGAGCAGACTGGCGGCCCGGGGTTCCCCCAGGTGCCCCGGGCCGCCACCGAACCTGGGAGAAGAACGTGGACGTCGTCTATGCGAAGTACAGCACGCAGGTGGCCACCCCTGACGGCGGCCGCCATTTCGTCCAGGGCGGGCAGCACTGGCCCGCGGATGACCCGGTGGTGAAGGCCGCCCAGGACGTGTTCTCACCGGACGCCCGGTACGGGGTGTCGTACTCGGTGGCGCCGCCCGAGCTGGCCGACCCGCCGGTGGAGCAGGCGACGGCCGCGCCGGGCGAGAAGCGGAGCACGCGGCGCGGGGCGGGCGCATGACGCTGCCGAGCCCGGCCAGGCTGCTCGCGTCGGTGATTCACGCGGTCGCGTCTGAGTACCGCAAGCTGGACGCCGCGCCGCCTGCGCAGCCAGCCGCCGGGCCTGCCCGGACGGAGATCAACTGCACCGCCGCCAGCACCCAGCAGGCGTGGCAGCCGGCGCACCGCGCGCCCGCCGCCGCCCGCGCGTTCGGGTTCGGGAAGCAGGCCGGACGTGACTGATATCCGCGCGCCGCTGTTCCTCCAGGTGCCCGAACTAGTGACCGATCCGCCGGTCGCGATTGAATGTCCTGCCTGTTTCGCGATCGTGCGCGCGGCCAGGCTCGATGACCACAACCGGGCGTCGCATGGCTGACGTGGAACCGCTGCCCGGGCGGGAACGCGAGTTCCTGGAGCGCCAGGCGGCACCGGAGGAGGCGGACCGGGCGACCGCCGTCGCTGTCGCCTACGTCTACAACGGCAAGGACGTCGCCTACTCCTGGCATCACAGCATGATCGAGCTGATCGGCTACGACATGTGCCATGAGGGGCGGATCATCCGCGGCGGGTACGTGGCGATGAGATGCGGTACTGACGGCCTGGTCGAGGCCCGGAACAAGGCCGTGCGGCTGTTCCTGAAGGAGGGCCTGGCGGACTGGCTGTTCTGGATCGACACGGACATGGGGTTCGCTGCGGACACGGTGGACCGGCTCCTCGCCGCCGCCGACCCGGTGGAGCGGCCGGTCGTCGGGGGCCTGGCGTTCACGCAGAAGGAAGAGGAACCCGACGGGATGGGGGGGTGGCGGTGCCGCGCCGCGCCGACCGTGTTCGACTGGACCGTCCTGGACGACGGGCAGATGGGGTTCTCGGTGCGGTGGAAGTACCCGCCGGGCCAGCTGGTCCGGGTCGCCGGGACCGGCGCGGCGTGCGTCCTGGTCCACCGGTCGGTGTTCGAGCGGATCGAGGCCGAGTACGGCACCTGGTATGACCGGGTGCCGAACACCACCACGAAGCAGGTGGTGTCGGAGGACCTGTCGCTGTGCCTGCGCGCGGGGGCGCTGAACATCCCCGTGCACGTCCACACGGGGGTCAAGACGAGCCACCAGAAGACGCTGTGGCTCGCCGAGGACGACTATTACGGGCAGGTGGCGCTGTCGCAGCTGGTCCCGCCGGTGCCTGCGGCGACGGAGGAGACGGCGGTGATCGTCCCGGTGCTGGGGCGCCCGCAGAACGCGGCACCGTTCATGGAGTCGCTGAGAGCGTCCGGCGCGCCGCTGGCCACCGTGTATGCGATCGCTGACGACGCTGACACGACGACGGCGGACGCGTGGCTGGAAGCCGGGGCGACCGTCCTGCCGTATCCCGCGCTGCGGGACGGGGCTGCCTGGCTGCCCGGCACGTTCGCGCAGAAGGTCAACTTCGGCTATGAGAAGACCAGCGAGCCGTGGCTGCTGCTCGCCGGCGACGACGTGAAGTTCCACCCGGGCTGGCTGGACCAGGCGCAGCACGCCGCCCGCGACGGAGCCGACGTGGTCGGCACCAACGACCTGCACAACCCGCGGGTGACCGCCGGGGAGCACTCGCCGCACCCGCTGGTCCGCCGCGCCTACATCGACGAGCAGGGCGCCTCCTGGGACGGCCCGGGGACCGTGGCCCACGAGTCGTACGGTCACTGGTTTGTTGATGACGAGATAGTGGTGGCGGCGAAGCAGCGGGGCGCGTGGGTGATGGCGATCCATTCCAGGGTGGAGCACCTGCACCCGCTGTGGGGCCTGGCCGCCGACGACGGCACGTACGCGCTGGGCCGGGAGCACATCGAGGCGGACAAGGCGCTGTTCGAGAAGCGGCTGGCGGAGCATGCCGGATGAGCGTCGACTTCCCGCGCGCCTGGGAACTGGCAGCGGCAACGCGGCTGGCTGAGCATCACCCGAAGTGCTCCTACCGGCAGACGGGCCGCGCGCTCCTATGTGACTGCGACGTACTCAGCCAGCATCCCGAGACCGTCGACACCGTGATGCACGGGCGCGGTGGCGGAGTGATAAGTCAGGGGGTCCGCGCGTGCGGCTGATTGACGGGCACGCCGGTGCATGACCAGGCAATGGGGTGGATCGCGAAGCACGCCACCACTGAGCCGGTGACGGTGCTGGACATCGGCGGCCGCGATGTGAACGGCTCCCCCCGGCAGCTGTTTCCCGCCGCCGCCCGCTACACGGTCCTGGACCGCCTCGGCGACGTCGGCGTGGACATCCTCGCGGACGCTGCCATCTGGGATCCTCGCGGCCAGGTCTGGGACGTCGTCATCGCGGCTGAGCTGTTCGAGCACGCGGCGGCGTGGCGGGCGATCTGCCGCACCGCATACGCGGCGTGCGCGCCGGGCGGGCGGCTCATCGTCACCACGGCGGCTCCGGGACGCCCGCCGCATTCGGGCGTGGACGGGGAGTTCCGGCTGCTGCCCGGGGAGCATTACGCGAACATCCGCCCGGCCGAGCTCGGGCGGGTCCTGGCGGAGGCGGGCTGGGCGGATGTGGTGGTGGACGTGCAGCCGTCCCCGGCGGACGTGCGTGCCACCGCAGTGAAACGCAGGCCGGCCACATGAAGACGACGATGCTGATCTGAGGCTGCCGTGGCGATCACCCGGGTCAACTCGGCGTCGATCACCAACACGACCAGCGGCACGACCAGCTGCACGGCGACGATCCCCTCCGGGACGGGCATCGCGGCCGGGGACCTGATCATCGTGGCCGCCGGATCCCAGACCGGGCACACGGCGAACGGGATCTCGGCGCAGGACAGCGTCAACGCGACGAACTACACGACGATCGCCGAGACGGAGCTGGGGTCGTTGTCGACGCGGTGGATGCAGACGTTCGCGTTCGTCACCCCGGGCGCGATCGCGGACGGCTCGACTATCACGGTCACCGGGTACGCGACCGCGGCCAACACCGAGTGCTCCGTCGACATCTTCCGCGGCGCGACCGCGGCCATCTCCCGGGCGGCCGTCAGCGTCTCGCAGCCCTCGGGCACGAGTACTCCCGTCCCGGCGCTCGGGTCGGCACCGCCCGCGGGTGACCTGGTCCTGACGTTCTGCATGGCCGGGTCGGGGACGCTGACCCCGCCGTCGCCGTTCACCAAGGGCAGTTCGGGGACGACCGGGGCGTCGACGGCGATCGGGTACGTCCTGTCCGCGGACGGGTCGAGCACGTACGCGGCGACGTGGACGCTGGGCACGGCGAACACGTCCGCGGGCCAGACGGTCTCGTTCGCTGCGGCCGCGGCGGCTGCGGGCGCTACCCCGGCGCCGCTGGTGGTCCCGCAGGCGGCGGTCATGCAGGCCGCGAACTGGTAACTACGGCAGCAAGGAAGGTCCGTAATGGCCAAGGCCGGTTATTCATATACGACGCTGGCACCCGTGGCGCTGCCCGCCGCGACGGCCCGGTCGATCCTGACGGTCCTTGCCCCGGCGACGTTCGGCATTGACCTGACGAAGATCCGGATCGGGTTCGATGGCGTGACCGCCTCGGCGGTGCCGGTGCTCGTGGAGATGTGCGACAACACGCTGGCGTCGAACAGCACCGTGAACACCAACAACACCACGTGCGGCACGGCGACGCAGAACTACGGCCGCACCATCACGCCGGGGTTCACCGCGTTCTACGCCAGCGCGGCAGGATTCGAGCCGACCGTGCTGACCGCGTTCGACCGGTGGACGCTGACCCCGAACGGCGGCCTGGTGATCTATGACTGGCCGCTCGGGTCCACCCACGACACCCCTGTGTCGGCGGGCATCACCTGCCGGTGCACCGCCCCGGCCGCAGTCAACGCCAACATGACGATGTGGTTTGAGAGGTGCTAGGCCGCGAGGTCGTCACGCCGGGTCCTGGGCAGTGCCTGCTGCACGTCGTCCGCACCCCGGCCGATCCGGGCGGGCGGGTATTCGTGGAGCGCGCCGACCCGGTGGTAGCGATCAGCGAGGGCCTGATCCGGCAGGTCCGCGCCGGGCAGTCGCACCCCGACGTGCGCCTGGACGGGGACGTGCTGACGATCGACGCGGCCAACCGGCGGGTGTCCTACCGGCTGGAGCGGTGCGGGCAGCCGGGCTACCTGCTGGGCAAGCTGGCTTAAAGCGTTCCGCGAGTGATCACGACCGGATTGCGCCCCGGCTGGCGGACCACGGCTGACGGCTCCCATTCGCCGTCAGGCAGCACGCGGGTTTCGAGAACATGCCCGCCGCCGTAATCGGCAAGGCCGCAGTCGATGCTGAACGAGTCATAGAGCAGCCAGCGCGCGTAGTCGGGCATGGTCACGACCGTCAGCAGCCTGCCGTCAGGAGTAACGGCCCGGTGCTGGACGAGGCGCGACGGGTACTGGGCCATGCGCTCACAGTACGCCGGCTGATCTAGGGAGGCGGCCGTGGCAGTGCACGGGCGCGCCCACCCCGCCCCGGCGGTCATCTCCCGCGGCAGCCTCGCCGACGCGCCCGACCTGCTCAAGCGCGGCCCGTTCGTCATCTCCGGGGCGCGGGACCGGCTGGCGTTCGCGGTCACCGCCGGGCAGGGCACCCCGGTCCCGGCGGCCGTCAGCCGGAACAGCCTGGCGGATGCCCCGGTCCTGACCACGCAGCCGCCGAAGGTCATGCAGGCCGCAGCGGCACCTGGGTTCGGGCAGCCGAACGCGGCGGTAACGGCCCGCGCCTCGCTGCAGGACTTCGCGACCCCGGTCACCCCGGCTCCCCTGATTGCCGTAGCCGCCCCTACGCCAGGATGGGGGGCGGCGCGCCCGCCGGTCATCGCCGCCGCGCCGGCCGTCACCGCCGCGGCGCCAGCGCAGGCCGCCCCGGCACCCGTCGTCGTCTCCGCGCAGCCCCCGGCGGTGCCGCCGCAGCAGGCGCTCACCTCGAGGTCGTCGCTGGCCGACCTGCCGGTCCTGACCACCCCGGCGCCGCTGGTCACCGGGCCCGCGGCTACGCCCGGTTTCGGCCGGCCGGTCCCGCCGCTGGTCTCCTCGGCACCGCTCATCCCCGCCGCGGCACCGGCAGCAGCCACGCCGGCCCCGCTCGTCGCGTGGCAGCAGCCGGCGGCGGTACCGCCCCGCCCCGCGGTGATCTCCCGCGGCTCCCTCGCGGACGCCCCGGTCCTGACGACGGCGCTCCCGGTCGTGGTAATGGCCACTGCGGTCACCCCGTGGGGGAAGCCGCAGGCCGCAGTCATCACGGCGAACCCTGCCGCGCCCGTCACGGCGGCAGCGGTCACGCCGCAGCCGGTCGTCGTCGCCCAGGCGGTCAAGCTCGCCGCGGCGCAGCCCCCGGTCATCTCCCGCGGCTCCCTGGCCGACGCGCCGGCGCTGACGACGCCGCGGCCGGTGGTGGTGGCCGCGCCGGTGCGGTGGCCGCCGACGTTCCCGCTGATCTGCTCGGCGCCGTTCATCGTCCCGCCGCCGCCGGTCACCTACGGGACCGCCCGGCAGGGCACCATGACCATCCCGGCCGCCGCCGCAGGGCAGGCGGCGGCCGCGCACGCCGAAGCCGGGACCGCCGCCCTGGCCGCCGCCCGCGCCGCCGC